AGAGATAATAGAACCAGCATAACGACGAATACGGAATTTTAGTACCTCAGGATCTTGCTCGGAGAGAGCTTCAAGTGAATTAAGAAAATCAGAATGAGCAAATCGCATTTTTTGCTTTTGCGTACCTGTCAAAGGAACTTCTGTCTGTGTCTCTGGATTGATAAAACCTTTCTCAATTTGACCTGTTTCATCGTCAATATTATCTACTGGCTTAATAGCAAGTGGAAGCTCTTCTCTCTTTTTAGGATTAAAAGCTGGTTTCATTCCAGGAGATGGGATAGGAGGTTGATTTGGAATCACCCTAGGAACAGGACGAGCAGGAACAGGATCGACAGATGGAGGAACAGATGGAGGAACAGATGGAGGAACAGATGGAACAGAGGGTTGGGAAGGATTAACCTTCTCACCTTTCGCCTCTTCTTGCTCCTGAATAAATTTCTGTTTTTCAAGCAGATCTTTGACATGGGTCTCGTAGAAATCGCGGAAGCCACCAGCCCCTTGATCATAATTCCTGAATGTTTCCAGGATCTTGCCGCCGGCTACAATGAAATTGTCTGGATTACGAACAAGTCTAGCCTTATCCATCAGTTCCAAACTCTTAATTAGAATATTCAGCATATTCTCTGATTTGCTCAAAATTGAAACAGTAGCATCTCGCAGTCTTTTGGCTTGTGCAGGATAGGTTTTCTCCCAAGCATACAAAGCTCTTCCTCGATCATCGTAAAGAGACCAGAAGAAATCTAAAAGATTGGCTTGTTTAACAATCCCAAATTCCTCGGAGGCAAACCTCTGCTTAATAGAACGAAGATATTTATGTGTTTCTGGATCAAGACCCTCAAAAAGGAACTTCTCATGGGTTTTGTCCAGGGTGGACTTAAAAACAGCAAGCAGGGAGGCAATGTCCGCCATTTCCTTGTGAAATCGTCCCAAAAGCCCAACAGCAGACATATACTCACGTCTATTAAGCTTGGATTTAGCTTCTTTGAGCATGTCTTTTAGCGGCATGTCAGATTGTTCGCCCAGAGCAATGGCTCGTACCTTATCGTCGGTCTCGTTCATCTTGGCGACAATAGCCGCAAATTCAGGAGAAGATTTCTCGGAGAGCTTGCCCTTGAGCGTATCAAAAGGATTTTTGAGCAAGCTCAATCCTCTACCAACCCGACCTCTTCTCTTTTGTCCTAATTTGTCCATGAACAGCCTCGGAGGTTATGGCGAATTAGCGTCAGATTAACGGAATAACGTCTCAACTCGCTGGTGGTGGTGATCCTCCGCCAGTAGGCGGTGGAGGTGCAGGCATTCCCATATCCCCACTGCCTGATGGCATAGGGGGCATTCCTAAATCAAGTGGTGCTGCTCCTCCACCTGCTTGACCAGGAAGCGGAGCTTCACCTGTTTGTGCGCCATCGGCAGTAGCCGGATGCATAATTTCATCATTCTCCCCAAGACTTCTAAGAGAGCTTAGATCCATTGCTGCCAATGCAGCCTTCTCATGAGCAAAAATAGCATCCTGAATATTCTCTTTACGAATTTTATTTACCTCATCTTCCCAATTCATACCCATAGAACGATAGAGGGAATGCAGGCTTGCTTTCTTAGATCCATCAGAACCGGCTGTTGTCAATCCAACCAAGGTCTGAACATAATCATTTGTATCAAAAAGCTGCATATAATTAAATTCAATATCGGGAATAATTAGCTGCTTTTCTCCATTTTCATACTGATAAAAATCCATAAGCTTGGAGACAGGAGCAAAAATTTTATTGCGAAGCCAAAGAGAAAGCATGTCTCTGAAGACCATGTATCTTTGTTTTAACATATCTAATGCCACACCACCATTGGCATAGGTAGTATCTGATCCTCCATCCATTAGGACAGATGGAACCTGTAATCCTACAAAGATCTCCTTGATTATTTGTGTAATATCAGCGGAAATGTCTAGAATACCGCCATTATAGCCAATACGTTCGATCTTCAAATCAGGCTGTGTAATGATCTTGAAATTCTTGTCATGAGAAGCAGTCTCGATCATTTCACGAACTTGTTCTATATAGGCATGTGTAGGGTGAAGTCCATCTGGACCATTACTTCCTACAGAAATTTGAGTCCAGGGATTTACCATAGAAACAGCTTGTTCGTACTTACTTTCTCTCAATTGATCAAACAGCATCAAGCTTCTGAATACGCAGACGGGCAATCCCGTTCCTCTTATCTCATAAGGACTAATCTTTCTTGCCAAATGGCTAATATTAAAATTAGGGATATGGATACTTCCGCCTCTACGCACACTTTCTATAATATGAGCTGGTAATTTTCTTCTTTGCTCAATATCAGCAGGATTATTAGAATTAACAATCCTTTTCAAATTCTCATCTGGACGTAGGGAGATATCTGGCTGATCGGCGACAACAGAGCGACGAACTAGCATAAAATCAGGATTTTGCAATAATAGTCTCGACCATTTCCCTCTATTCTGATCCATTTCGGCATAGACAAAAGCCTCTCCTAGGAGCCAATACTCCTGGGCAATTTGGACACAAATGTTCATTAGATCAATTTCTTCGATCATATCATTGAAGAATTTCTCAATATTCTTGTTTTTGCATTTGATCGATAATTTGCTAATTGGATAGGTACTGTGAAGACTAATCGCATTATGAACATAGGGGTTCAGGGCAAAAAAGCTTCGGCACCAGGCATTAATGGTAGCCCTATCTCTTGGTAGGTTAAGATTAGAGGTTAGCCAAAGAGGAGAATAAATCTCTGGCATTTGCTTGATGGTATCCCCACCATGTCCGCCAAAACCTCCCCCATATCCACCGCCCCCTCCAAAATTGGCCGTCTTCTTAACACCTGATGAAACTGCCATCTTAGGTGTGTCTTGCAGCATCTTGTAGGTGCTGTTTGTCTCTGAACCATCCCTAAACATTCCATGTTCTACCTCATCAGCCAAGATTTGCCGACGAAAGGCAGAAACACCCTGTGCCATAAGAGCCGAAGCTTGGGGAATATCATCCCCACGGTTGTTCATATAATCCCAAGATTTACTATCACCAACCCACATTTTTGAGGCTTTATCATAAGGCATGTCTATCTATATATCTAGATAAGAGATTAGATCCAACGGGTAGTATATGCCAGCGCCATCATTGGTTTATCTTTTTTCTCGTCAAAAGATCGTTGAAGTAGTGGATTATTGACCGTAAATCCTTTAGTAATCAGGAATTTGTAAGCAATATAAGCGTTAAGCAAAGCCATAAATCCATCATTGGGAGTACTCCCTTTGGCATAATGAATAGAATGATCTCCATATTTAGAGAGAGAAGGCACAAGCTCCATCGAAGAACAGTGCTCAATTAGCCAGGCTACTTTTTCATAGGAACCCAAAGGGAATTTAATATTGCCTTTTTTAAGCAATTCAATCATTTCACCAATATAATAATCTCTCTCAAAGATAATCTCCTTAGGCATGGTATCCCCTCGGAATTTGACATGATCATTAACCTTGGAATGAGCTCGAGATACCAGGTATTTCATTCCATATTCGTTATGCATCATGGTACTAAATTCCTGTGAAAATCCAATATCGCCGACAGCAAGATCGACAGAGTATTGTCGCATCATCTGGTCGATCAGAGATTTTTTACTTTCCCAATCATTTCTTTTAAATTTTGTAGCAAATTCTATGGACAACAGCTGAGGTCCTTTAACTAAAAGTATGACTGCTGTACTATAAGACTGACCAGCATTTCTGCCTTGCTCAGGATTTGCTTTTTGTTCAATATCGGCTCGTAAACCATAATCAATTCCCATAATGACCATCTGATTATCTGATGGTTCGATCATAGAACGGAATTTACGATCTTCTCCGCACATTTCCCTGATTTCATCAGGAGAAATAGGAGAAGCGTCTCCTTGAAAGAACTCTCCTATTACCTCATTGCGATAAACCCTTTCTGTGTTTATAACGGAAATTCCTGGTTTCTCTGCCACCATTTGCTCTTTGGTAAAGAATGGGGAGTAGAGCTGATTGATATGGAAACCAATCATTTTGCATTCCTCCTCTTCCTTGGTGGCAATCCACTTGCCATGCTCAGCAGCGATACGTTTATCTTGTTCGCAGCCACATTTTGGACATTTGACAATGTAGCCATAAAGCCAGACAGTCTCCCAGCTATCACTTTCTGGCTCGTAAAGTGGGAAATAATCTTTACATTTCTCGCAGCGCAGATGGTAGTATTGCTGGGTAGATGTCAGCCACATTTTATGGTAATCGGAACCCTTTTTTCTTGGGGTTCCTCCGAAAACCTGGACACCCTTGGTAGGAGCCCCATATTTGGCGGCAGTCAGTATTTTTAGAGCATTTCCAATGGCTAATCCTGGGATTTTTTGAACTTCGTCGAAGACCATAATATCTGCCGTTCGTCCTGCCAATCGGTCGGCATCAATTCCGGTGCTCTCTATCCAAAGATGATTTCCGCCAGCGAATTGCTTAAAATGTCCGCTATTATTAGCAGCTGCCGATTTATCAAGAAGATTTTGCATGAAAGATATGGATTTTTCACCTTTCTTTCCCTCTACACGAGTAGAAGCATTAATCATCTGCTGTAATTTGGTCTTGGAATAGGCTGCTGCTAGCTCCAATTGCGGGAAAGTATGAAACATACGAATAGGAGGTTTGTCTCCTCCAAAATTGCCCGATCCCATGAAATACATCTCCAAGGCAGACATCATGGTAGTAAATCCAGTTTGTCGTCCTTTTAGAACGATAACCGGCTTGGAGTTCTTTTCCAGAGCTTTGATTCCAATATACCGATAAATATCGGCAAAAGGACGAAATCCTGATCCGTGCAAACGAAAAGGAGACCCTTCCAGGGTTAGATACTTTTCACACCAGAAGACAGGATCAATGGATAATAGATCTTTTTTTAACTGCTCAAAAATGTCCACAAATTGTTCTCAATCTACCTGAGAGTCCACCGATTAGATCTTGCTTGGTCGCAATCCCGACCAAGCATCAGTGTTCCCTTGATCAATTTCCATGCTCATCTCATCTGTCCTACCCAAATGAGGATGATCATTTTGATTGCCATGCTTGCTCTTTTCGTTAAGATTTTCTTTGCTAATCCAGCGAATTAGATTGTCATCCTCCCAATCAGCAGGATCAGAGACATCTTCTTTATGAATACTTTTTACCCTATCTAAAATGGCTGGAAGAGAAATATTACCCTTGGTGCTCTGGATGTAGTTTTTAATGGTCTGTTCAACATTTGGACATGTTTTAAAAACAATAGGGGTATTCTTCTCCTGGGAAGATGCGATTTTTTTGGGACTTTCATTTTTCTCTTCTGAGCCTTTCTTTTCCTGGGCAAGATAAGCGCTCATCCCGCTTCTATTCATCATATCATCCACCGCCGCTTGGACAGAAGGATGCTTAGAACGAGAGCTTTTTCCGTTCATGATAGAGGTAATCTGCTCAAAAATAGAGTTATCTTTAGTCTGAACTGGTTGTACTGCCGCCTTTTCCAGGCGACGAAGCCATGTTTCTTCTGATTGAGCTTCATCTGAGGTTCTTTGGATTGTCGGATGTCTTGCCATATTTTCCCTATCAAGCCCGGTAATTTGCAGCCCAGTCCGAGTTATCCGAACTTGCGGTATCCACATCATGCATATCGGGAGAATGTCCGCGATCCATTCTGGTCTGGTATCCGCAATCGCTGAGAAACTGTAACAATTCTGCCTGCTCACGCTCGGTTAGCTTCCATTTCTTGGATTGCTCATGATACATCCTACCCAAATCATGCCCCGCCGAAACCATTCCATTGATGCACAAACGACCAATCATACTAATAAACAAAGGAACGACGACATAAATCCCTTGCACCCCGGTAATCTTCTGTCCTTCTTTGATTAGCCCATGCTCCGTCTCTCCTCGCTTGGAGCGCTTGCGTTTAGAGCTTTTCTTGAGCTTATCTAAACGATCATACATTCGGGCAAGATCATCATCAATCCGTGAGCGAATTTTTTCTACCTTATCAGCATCCAGCTCACCATCTAGGTCAAGACGCATAGCCTTGGAAATCTCATTATCCAGCTTTTCCAGATAAGAAATAGCCCTCTCTAACCCAGCAGCATCATAGCCAGAATGGCTTGGAACACTTTCATAGCGCTCCTTAACCCACAGAAGGAAACCATGAGCACCTTTATTTGCCCAATCCCATTTCTCGTTCTTCTTGGACTTTGCCGCGTCGTTATCGTCCTTCTTATCTTCCTCTTTACTGTCTTTTTCCTCCACCTCCAACGGCTCCTCTGGATCATGTGTCCCATGAGGAGCCCCTGGAATGTCAGAAACCTCCAAAATAATCTCTCCCTCAGGGAGGGAAACCTCATGCTCGTGCTCATGAGGAGAGCAAACTTCCAGGGGAACCAAGGTCATTTCCTGCTCCTTGGTGATCTCCTCAGGATCGACGACAATTAATTGGGCTGTAGTTTCGAGCATGGTTCCTCTTGTTCTAACATATTCAGATATGGGTAAGGTCACGCCACAAACCATGCCTGATCCAAGGAGGTATTTCCTAAATCGGTCGTTCCATATTGTCCATTTTGATTGTTTGGCATGGTCAAATCATCTTCTGGAAGAATACCATCGGGTAACGAATTAGGCTCATCAGAATTAGGAATAAGATTAAGATAAGCATCTATTAATTGGTGCAATTTCTCTATATTTGGATGATATGGGGTTTGATCGATAGTTTCAGTATCTAAATCTTTCCCATAATTTAGCGTCCAATTACCTTTCCCCCCAAAATCCTGGGGTTGTGTATATTGATCGGTAAATCCTCCAATATTAACAGCATCAGAAACCGAACCACCATCCCATCCCATCAAAGGAGAAACCTGCTGATCGGTCGAAAAATCTATCCCAACCTTAACCATATTGAGAAACTGATCGGCTTTTACCATTATTTTCTCAATTCTTTCTTTACGGTTTCCTTTGCCATCCCTGATGTATTCATCTTGAGCAATATATTTATTTTTCAAATGCTCTCGGCGAGCTTTTAGGAAATCCTGGATGGATTTAAAATTGTGCATTGAATGCCATCCTATCCCAGGAGAATTGACAGGTTCTTGATCAAGACCAGGATCTGTAAGATCATAATTTCGATAAAATGGTTCTTTGAATCTTGGTTGAATAACGACAGCAGGATCTGGTGGATATTGAGTCTGTCCAGGTTTTGGCTCTTCTGTTCCCTGAAAATAAGCTTTTTTCAAGATCTTCATTTTAAAGATTTATACCAGGGATACATTATCTCGGTAATTGGAACCAACGACCAAAGGTTCATTTTGCTCAAATTATCTGCTGCTCGATTACCATCTCGCTTAAATGCCTCGTTTAGCTTTTCCTCTAAAGACTTCTGTGTGCTAATCTTAACCGTCTGTGGATGAGAGGAGACAAAGGAAATAATTGCAGGATCAATCTCAAATCCCAATTTAGAAGATAGATAAATTGCTCGGATAACTCGATTACGATTGCTGGTTAAGGTAATCTCTGGGGAAAGGCAGGTTCGGATAACCTTATCCTTAATATCTTTTTTTCCATGATTGGTTAAATCAGAGACGGTTTTTAGGTCAAGGGAGAGAAGAAGGGAGTTGCA